TACGGTTCTGCCGGTGCTTAATATTTCTTAGGAAATATTTGAAGGGGGGCCTTGCGCCCCCTTTTCTTTTGTTGTATATTGCTTTTAACCCGGGGTTATCCGGTGCATTAGACAGTCCCGGCTGACGACATACAGACTAATGCACTCTACTTGTATGTAAGGAAACATCATGGCAAATACCACGTTCTCCGGCCCAGTCATATCTAACAATGGCTTCATTACCGGAACAGCTTCTTCCCCTATCGTTGAGACTACCGCTACCAATGTGTCGGAATCGTATGTTACGACTTCTGCTGCTACTGGCGATACACGTTTGTCTTATCAGCGCTTGGAATTTACTTCCACTGGTTCTGGCGAAACTATACGTGCTTTGACTCGAGTGACAGGCGCTGGTGGCGCTACAGGCGGCACAATCAACGGTGCCCACATCAGCTTGAGCATCAACGGTTCTGGCACTATCTCCGGCGCAGGTAACGCTCTTCGCGCTACTTTAGGTGGTTCTTCCACAAACCCCGGCGGTACGATTGCAGCTATTCAAGCTGACTCTGACTTCGCTTCTGGTGGCACTTGGACAAACGCTTCGTTCATTCGTTTCACAAACAGCGGTACTGGCACAGTGGCTAACTTGTTTAACGTTCCATCTGGCATGATCACAGCGAATACCCAAGGCGCAGCTACAAACTCTTTGAAGATTGTGGACAGCGCAGGTACTGCGTACTACATCATGTTGACTACAACAAACAGCTAATATGCAAATCACCAAGGAATTCTTGGAGACTGAGATTCGTGAACTTGAGGCTGAAGCACAGAAAGCCCAAACCTTTTTGACTCAGGCTCAAGCCACAATCCAAGCGTACAAGATGCTCATAAACAGGCTAGAAGCCCCAGAACCGGAAACGGAGCAATCATCATGATGCAAACAGACGTAAAATCCGCGCACATTGATGCAAGCGGTGTTATTTATGCTGGCCCTACTCGGGTTAAAGGTTTTTCTATATCCCCCGGTGGTACGGCTGGAGAAGTACAGTTTTATGATAACGCCACTACAAACTCTGGCACGATCCGTTTAACACTCAATGTTTCAACAAACCAAGCTCTTGATTCATTGGCAATTCCGGGTGAAGGAATTAGGTTTGATGTTGGTGTTTACGTTTCAATGCCAGCCAACACCCACTTGACTGTTTATTATGGCTAAGAGTCCAGCATGGCAGAGGAAAGAAGGCAAGTCCGAGAAGGGCGGCTTGAACGCCAAAGGCCGAGCCTCTGCGAAAGCGCAAGGCATGAACTTGAAACGTCCCCAGCCAGAAGGCGGCTCCCGGCGAGACTCTTTCTGTGCGAGGATGAGCGGCATGAAAAAGAAGCTGACCTCGGCCAAAACTGCCAACGATCCGGACTCACGCATCAACAAAGCTCTTAGGGCTTGGAACTGCTGATATGACTGAAGACGCTATTAAAACAGCCAGAGAGTTAGCCACGCATGCGTCCGACATTAAGCATTTGCAAGATGATATGGATAAGATGTTGGAGAACATGAAAGCTATGCAGGCTACACTGACAGCTATTGATAAAACTTTATCTGAAGCTAAAGGCGGCTGGAAGGTTTTAATGCTTGTTGGTGGGGCTAGTAGCGTTATGGGCGCGGGTTTAGTTCAGCTTGTTAATTGGTACGCAGGAGGCAAGTAATGCCAAGCGTAAGCAAGAAACAACACAATTTCATGGCAGCTGTGGCCAATAATCCAGAGTTTGCTAAGAAAGCGGGAGTCCCACAGTCCGTGGGTAAAGAGTTCAACAACGCCGATAAAGGCAAAAAATTTTCTACAGGAGGCCACATGGCTACTACAAAAATGGGCAAGCCCACAATGAAACCCGGTATGAGCACTGCCAAAGACGGCATGAAGAAGCCTACTCCCATGGCTAATACATCTATGGGTGGCGGCATGGGCATGAAAAAAGGCGGCATGCCTATGAAAATGAAAGACGGCAAGAAAGTGCCTATTTTCGCGGCTAAAGGTGGTGGTATTGAGTCTAAGGGTAAAACTAAAGGCAAGATGATTACCATGAAAAGCGGCGGCAAAACTTGCTAATTTAGGAGCCTCAAATGAGTCCAGCAGAAAAACAAGCACGGGAAGATATGGCTGACCGCAAGATGAATACGGCTACTGAAGCCGCGTATACAAAGTCTTTGCGCAATACCGAATATGCTCCCGAAAAGAAAGACCCGCGTGACGCAGTTCGTGGTCAGCGTGGTTACGCTAAAGGTGGTTCTGTTGGCTCGGCTTCTAAGCGTGCTGATGGCTGCTGTACCAAAGGCAAAACACGCGGAAAGATGGTGTAATCATGTTGGCATCCCGTGGTATGGGCGATATTCGCGCCTCTAAAATGCCCGGTGCAAAGAAAAAAGCACGTCGGGATGACACTGATTTCACCCAGTACAAAGCGGGTGGTAAAGTAAACGCCGCTGGCAATTACACAAAACCTAGTCTTCGCAAAAGGATTGTGTCTCAAGTAAAGTCCGCAGCAACGCAGGGTACTGGCGCAGGTCAGTGGTCAGCGCGTAAAGCTCAGCTAGTTGCCAAGAAGTACAAGGCGGCTGGCGGGGGTTACCGAGATTGAAAGCTCCTCAAAAATCATTGAAGGATTGGGGCGACCAAAAATGGAGAACCAAAAGTGGTAAAAAATCTTCTGACACAGGTGAAAGATACCTTCCTGCTGCTGCGATTAAAAGTCTCAGTCCAAGTGAGTATGCTGCGACAACGCGTGCGAAACGTGCTGGCAAAAAAGCCGGAAAACAATTCGTAGCCCAACCTAGAACAATTGCAAAGAAAACAGCAGGCTTTAGATAATGGCTTCTACCTCAGGACTCTCCACCTTTAACCTAGACTTCAACGAGATCGTTGAGGAAGCGTATGAGCGGGCGGGTCTTGAGGTTCGTACTGGCTATGAGTTTCGTACCGCACGCCGGTCCTTCAACATGCTTACGATTGAATGGGCTAACCGTGGCATCAATTTATGGACTATTGAGCAAGGGCAATTCGTAATGAATACAGGGCAAGGCGTCTATGCTTTGCCTAGTACTACGATTGATCTGTTAGATCAAGTTATCCGCACGCAGGCTACTACGCCTAACCAGATTGATATCAACATCAGCCGCATCTCTGAATCAACGTATTCAACACTGCCAAACAAGTTGGCGCAAGGCCGCCCTATTCAAGTGTGGATTAACCGGCAGTCTAATCAGAGCTATTTGTCCACTGCAACAGTGGCGGCAACAGTGTTATCGACAGATACAACTATTACTCTTAGCTCAACGGCAAGCCTACCAGCTACAGGATTTATCACAATTGATGCAGAAACAATCTACTACGCTAACGTCAGCGGTAATCAACTACTTAATTGTTATCGTGGTCAGTACAATGGCAACACTAATACAACTGCCGCTGGTCACGCAATTGGTGCAACCGTAACAGTCGATAACCTCACGTCTGTGAACGTGTGGCCTACCCCCAACGCCCCCGGGGATCAATACGTGTTTGTCTACTGGCGCATGCGCCGCATGCAAGATGCTGGCAGCGGTGTCAATATCCAAGACATCCCATTCCGGCTGATTCCTTGTATGGTGGCTGGGTTGGCCTATTACGTTGGTTCTAAGCGCCCTGACGTGCCTATGGAGCGTATTGTGATGCTCAAAGCTGCTTACGAAGAACAATGGACATTGGCGTCGCAGGAAGACCGCGAGAAGGCTCCTGATCGTTATGTTCCAAGACAGTCGTTCTACAGGTGATGTATGCCAAGTAGATATTCCTCAGGTAAATACGCAATTGCTCAGTGTGATCGCTGTGATGAGCGGTACATGCTTAAAGACCTGAAGAAAGAGATTATCAAGACGCGCCTGTTTAATTTAAAGGTGTGTCCTGAGTGTTGGGATCCTGATCAGCCTCAGTTACAGTTGGGTATGTACCCAGTGGATGACCCACAAGCTGTACGAGAGCCGCGTCCTGATGTAAGCTATACGCAGTCAGGTACTAATGGCTTGCAGATTTTATTAACTAATAGCACTGCTGTTGACGGATTTGGGTTTCCAAGCCAAGGCAGCAGGGATATTCAGTGGGGTTGGAACCCCGTTGGCGGGGCGCAAGGTTTTGATACTGCATTAACACCAAACTACTTGTTGTTAGGCGTACAAATTGGTACAGTAACCATACAGATAGGAGCTTAATATGGACAAAGCGGATTTGAAACAAGACAAGAAGATGATAGCTGGAGCCGTGCATAAGCACGAGAAGAAGCTGCATCCCGGTAAACCTATGACTAAGTTTGCTAAAGGCGGCAAAACTAACGCGCAGATGAAATCTCTGGGTCGTGGTTTGGCTAAAGTAGCTAACCAGAAAAAGTCTTCCTTTACATACAAAAAAGGAGGCTAACATGGCCACTTTTAGCAAAAAAATGATGGGCAAAGAAGTTGGCAGTGCTGAAGTTTATGCGCCGCCACACACCATGACCGGTGAAAAAGTTGAGCTTGGCAATGGTTACAGCGGTGCTAAGCCTACTCGCGCAGACTCAGTAAACATGTCTGTCGGTAACATCAATCGTGATGGCTACAATCCTGATGTAAAGACAACTGGTATCAAAATTCGTGGTACAGGTTGCGCTACTAAAGGCACGATGGCACGAGGCCCGATGGCATGAATTACACTCAGCTCAGCGCTAACATTCAAGCGTATACTGAAAACACGGAGTCTAACTTCGTGGCGGAGATCCCTGTCTTCGTGCAACAGGCTGAGCAGCGTATTTACAACTCCATGCAGTTTCCGTCCATTCGCAAGAATGTGACAGGTCTTGTTAATTCAACAACACCATATTTAGCATGCCCGTCAGACTTTTTGGCTGTGTATTCCCTAGCGGCTATTGACGGCGCTGGGGCGTATGAGTATTTGCTAAACAAAGACGTTAACTTCATACGACAAGCGTACCCCAATCCGGACACGGATAAAGGTATTCCCAAGTACTACGCGTTGTTTGGGCCTCAAAGTAGCGACGTTAAAGAGCTAACTTTTATTGTTGGGCCAACGCCGGACGACGACTATACCGTAGAGCTTCACTACTATTACTACCCACCATCTATTACTACCAATCAAACTTCCTGGTTAGGTGACAATTTTGATTCTGTATTACTGTACGGATCGCTTGTTGAGGCTTATACTTACATGAAGGGTGAGCCGGACATGATGGCGCTATACAACCAAAAATTCATGGAAGCTCTTGCATTGGCTAAACGTTTGGCTGACGGCATGGAACGTCAAGATGCGTATCGTTCTGGTCAATTCAGACAACAGGTGACATAACATGACTATCGCTCAAACAGCAACGACCAGCTTTAAAGTTGAACTGCTTCAAGCGGTCCACAACTTTGGCCCAACGTCGCCTAATACATTTAAAGTAGCGTTGTACACAGCAGCGGCAAACATTGGCCCTACTACAACTATCTATACAACTTCTAATGAAGTAACCGGTACTGGGTATACGGCAGGTGGTAATACGCTAGTGATATCTGTGTCTCCGACTTCTGGGAACAATACCGGCGGAGTTCCTACTGCTTTTGTTTCGTTCAATAATTCAAGTTGGACAAACGCTACCTTTACAGCCAGAGGCGCTTTGGTCTATAACTCTACACAAGGCAACAAGTCAGTAGCAGTTTTAGATTTTGGCGCAGATAAAACTGTAACCAACGACACTTTCCAAATTATTTTCCCAACTGCCGATGCGAACAGCGCCATCGTGCGCATATCTTAAGGACTTATCATGAGTACAGAAACATCAAAAGCCCAAGACCAAGTGTCAGCAAGCTTAACTGCAAACAAAGGTTCCGCTGAGCGCGTGGGTGCTGGCGGCGTATTTACCGTTACTTGCATAGGCGCTGACGGTGTTGAGAAGTGGTCTGACACCTTCCACAACTTGGTTGTGAACGAAGGCTTGCAAGACATGAACAGTAAGTATTTTAAGGGCTCTGGTTACACAGCCTCTTGGTTCTTGGGTTTAGTTCAAGGTCCCGGTTCAGGCACGACATACGCCGCTGCTGATACTCTAGCTTCACATGCTGGTTGGACAGAGTTGGTTCCCGGTACAGCCTACACGGGCAATCGTATTGCTGTTACCTTTAACGCAGCTTCTCCTACATTGGCTGATCCTTCAGTGGTTAGCAACTCTGTTGCTCCATCTGCATTCCCTATGTTGGTTAACGGTACAGTGGTTGCTGGTGCGTTTTTAACTACAGTAGCCACAGGCACTTCAGGCATATTGTTCTCTGCTGGCGACTTTACCGGTGGTGACAAAACTGTTGACAACGGCGATACATTGAACGTCACTTACACGTTCTCTCTTGACGCAGCCTAATAAGGTAGCGCGGTGTTTGGAGATGTCACATTTGCCCAAGCACCCTTCGCCGCTTTAGGCGGGGCTACAGTGTTGTCGTCTGTAAGTGAGGCAGCTTCGGCTGCTTCTTCTGTTGAGCAAGAAACCCGCGCAGGCGCTCTTATTCTAGAAATAGCTGCAGCAGCAGATACAGTTGTTAGTTTAAATAACATCATGACTGCGGCTCGGGCTGAAACAGCTACAGCTACAGACACAACAGCAGCCGCGCCATCTAACTTTTTGGCAACGCAATCCGAGACAGCTACAGGCACGGACACTCAAATAGCTGTTGGCACAATGCGGGCTTCTGTTACGGAATCTATTACAGCTACAGACACGTCTTCCGCTACTGCAAATTTGTTAGCGGCGCTTGCAGAGGCTTCAACAGCTTCAGATGCGGTAAATGCGGGTCGTGGTTTCTCTGTTGCTATTATTGAATCTGCGGCAGGCTCAGATGTACAAAGTGTTACCACTGTTTTTGTAAGTAGCATACAGGAATTAGCTAGCGCACTTGATAATTACAGCGTAGTAAAAACTGCAAACGTGTATCCTAGTGGAGTACAGTTGACTGTATTTATAGGCCAAGCGCTTGTATGGGGCACAATTCCAACAGACCAAACACCCCCAGCGCCCAACTGGACAGACATACCGACTTAAGGATTTATCATGGCTTTAGTACTCAAAGATCGGGTTAAACAAACCGCGTCAAATCCCGGTACAGGCACAATCACGTTGTTAACTACAACTGCAGGCTTCCAATCATTTTCCGCAGTGGGCGATGGCAATACAACGTATTTTGCTATTGTGGATGCGGCTTCAGGCGCGTGGGAAGTTAACTATGGTACGTACACAGCTTCAGGTACAACACTAACCCGTAACGCCACACCGTTGTCTTCTTCTGCGGGTGGGGCTTTAGTTAACTTTACAGGTAGTGTTGATGTATTTGTTACATACCCGTCCTCACGATCAGCGTATCAAAACGAAGCGGGGACGCAAGTAGTTCAAACCGCATTTGGCGCAATCACAGCTACGTCTGCGGCGCTGACTACGGGCACAATTAGTACCCTTCCAACTAGCAATACAGACATTGTTAACAAGCAGTACGCCGACGCTATTGCATCTGGCATTCACTTCCACGAAGCTGTTGCTTTGGCAACTACTACAGCACTACCAGCTAATACGTACAACAACGGAACATCCGGGGTAGGGGCAACGCTTACAGCAAACGCCAACGGTGCTCTGTCTGTGGACTCAACACTTACCGTTGTCTCAGAACGGGTATTGATTAAAAATGAAGTAGCTGGCGCAAATAACGGCGTATACGTTGTTACACAAGTTGGCTCCGCTGGAACGCCATATATCCTGACTCGCGCCACAGATTTTGATACTGTGGGAACTGGAGTTGACCAGATTGACGAGGGCGATTTCTTCTTAGTAACTAGCGGTACGGCCAATGCTAATACCGCTTGGGTTCAGCAGACCGCGCCTCCAATCACCGTTGGCACTACAGCAATTGTGTTCCAGCAGTTTTCTGCGCCAATTACTTACACAGCAGGCACAGGACTTAACGAGTCTCCAGCCTATACGTTTAACATTGCTAATACCACTGTTTCGGCCAATACATACGGCTCTGCTTCTGCGGTTCCTGTGTTTGCAGTGAATGCTCAAGGTCAGCTTACATCTGTAACTAATACCAACATTGCCATCAGCGGTTCTGCGGTGTCTGGGGCTATCTCCGGTCAAGCTGGCTCAGTGGCTAACGCTTTGACTTTGGGCACATACCTAACCGGCACAAGTTTTAACGGCTCTTCCGCTGTAACGGCTACAGTAGATGCAACATCGGCCAATACAGCCTCTAAGGTTGTGGCGCGGGATGCCTCTGGCGACTTCTCCGCAGGAACAATTACAGCAACTTTGACAGGTAATGCCACTAACGTGTCGGGCACTGTGGCTATTATTAATGGTGGTACAGGTGAAACCACTCGTCAAGCTGCTATGGATGCGCTTGCTGGCGGGACTACTTCAGGTCAATACTTACGTGGCAACGGCTCAGATGTGGTGATGTCTACCATCCAAGTTGCAGATGTACCAACCCTTAACCAAAGTACCACAGGTAACGCTACCACAGCAACGACGGCTACAAACTTAGCTGGCGGCTCTGCGGGCACTGTTCCTTATCAGTCAGCGGCTGGTACTACCGTTCAATTAGCTGCGGGTACTTCTGGGCAAGTTCTTAGCTCTAATGGGGCGGCTGCGCCATCTTGGTTAACTTCCACCAACGCAAACACTGCGTCAGCAATTGTTCAACGTGATGCTTCCGGTAACTTCAGCGCCGGTACGATTACTGCGGCTTTGACAGGTAACGTGACAGGTAACGTAACAGGTTCTTCGGGATCGACTACAGGTAATGCCGCAACAGCTACAACACTGCAAACAGCCCGCACAATTAACGGTACATCGTTTAACGGCAGTGCAAACATTACGATAACTGCCAATACGACCAACACACTGACGTTGGGCACCTATTTAACAGGTACATCGTTTAACGGCTCGGCTGCGGTAACAGCAGCGGTAGATGCAACAACTACAAATACCGCATCTAAAGTAGTAGCCCGTGACGCTTCTGGTAACTTTGCTGCAGGTACGATTACAGCTTCTTTAACAGGAAACGCATCAGGTTCCGCCGCTACATTCACCAGCACTTCTCAAAACTCCCAGTTCAACTCAATTGGCGTTGGCACAGCGGGTTCCGGTACAGCCGGTGAGATTCGCGCAACCAACTCTGTTACAGCACACTACTCAGACGACCGCCTAAAAACTAAGCTGGGTAACATTGAAGGTGCGTTGGCTAAAGTTAAAACACTGAGTGGCTTCTATTATGAAGCTAATGAAACAGCGCAGGCTCTGGGCTACAAACCTAAACGTGAAGTTGGTGTTTCTGCGCAGTCTGTACAAGCCGTGCTTCCTGAAGTAGTTGTACCAGCACCAATTGATGAGCAGTATTTGACTGTTCATTACGATAAACTTGTACCATTGCTGATTGAGGCCATCAAAGAACTTGAAGCCAAAGTCGCCGCTCTTGAAGCGAAAGGATAACTATGTCAAGCACGTATTCCGATCTTAAATTTGAGATCATTGAGGTCGGCGGCTCTAGTGGGTTGTGGGGCGGCATTACCAACACAAATATTGGCACTGCAATTGAGCAATCAATTGTAGGCATGGCCACGCTAGTTACTGGAGATTTCATCTCTAACACAGCAACACTACCATATACCAACACTAACGCGGCTCAAAACTTCCGCGCATTTTGTTTAAACGTTACAGCTACGCTGAGTGCGGCGGGTACGGTTGTTGTGCCCGCAATTGAGAAGCCTTATTTAGTTTTAAACAATTCTGTTGGAGGCTTTGCTGTAACAGTCAAGGTAAGTGGTCTGACAGGCGTATCAATTCCTAACGGCAAAGGCTGTTTGGTTTACAACGACGGTACAGATGTTGGTGCGGCTATTACCCACCTGACTTCTCTTACATTAGCAACACCGTTACTTCCCGCCAGTGGCGGCACAGGCATTACAAGTCTTGGTTCTGGTGTGGCTACATGGTTAGGAACACCTTCAAGTGCTAATTTAGCGGCAGCGGTTACAGATGAAACAGGTACAGGGGCTTTAGTTTTTGCTAATACCCCAACATTAATTACGCCAGTACTTGGGACTCCAACATCTGGTAATCTTGTAAATTGCACGGTTCCAAAATTAACAACAACAAATTTTAGTATTGAAGAATCAGGCGGCAAGTTGATTTTTAAGTATGGTGCAACGACAATAGCAAGCATGACAAGTGCTGGCGTGTTTACAGCACTGAGCGATATCACTGGCAATGACACACCTTAATAGGAGTATTTAAATGGCAACATCCCTTGTATCCACGGGCGTACAGTTCCCCGATGCAACAATCCAAACTACTGCGGCTGGCGCTGCGCCAAACGTACAAACTTTTACTTCATCCGGCACATGGACAAAACCAGCCGGTAAAACGCTTGTTCGTGTAGAACTTTGGGGAGCTGGTGGTGGCGGCGGAGGTGGCGCAGGTACTGACGGTCGACCTCGTTATACAGGCGGTGGCGGTGGCGGTGGTGGTGGTTATACAACACAAACTTTTTTAGCCAGTGATCTCGGCGCAACTGTTACTGTAACTCTTGGTGCAGGAGGAAACGGGGGTAGTGGTGGTGGTAGTTCTAACGGCAATGCTGGTAATTCAGGCGGTGTCAGTTCATTTGGTACTAGTCTTTATGCATTTGGCGGTTTAGGTGGTAATGGCGGCCAAAATTCCAACTCTGCATCCGCTTACGCACAAGGTGGATGTGGAGGAGGTTTGTACGCATCTGGACTTCCACGAGGAACTTCTACTCAAATCGGACAATCTCAGGGCGGCGGGTTTGGTGGAACTCTTGGTAATACGGGCGATAACTCAGGCGCTGTCGCGGGTGGTTGGGGTGGTGCTGGTGGTGGTTCTTCGGGAGCTACAATAAATAACAGGTTGGGCGGTGACCGCGCATTTGGTGGTGCGGGTGGCGGCGCTGGAGGGCATGATGGAGGCACGGGGCGGGCTGGTGGTGGAACAGTTGCCGCGTCAGGTGTTGGTGAAGGTAGCGGCGCTGCTGCTGGCGCTGCTGGTGGCCTTTTTCAGGGCGGAGGCGGGGGCAATAATGCGGGTACCGGTGGCGCGGGTGGAAGAACTAGCGGCGGCGGCGGAGGGGGTAGTGGAAGTGGTGGCAGTGGTGGCTCCGGCGCGTCTGGTGGTGGTGGCTACTGTGTTGTTACATCATGGTAAGGAACGATATGAAATTTGCTATTGTTGAAAATAAAATTGTTGTTAATGTTGCAGAGGCTGATGAGGCTTTTGGTCTGGCTCAAGGCTGGATAGATGTAGACAACAACCCTAACGTTGTAATAGGCGCTACGTACATTAACGGTGTATTTACTAAAGTGCGTGATCTTAAAAGTGAATGGGCCGCAGTGCGTCAAACAAGAAACACCGCGCTCACTAAATCTGATGTAATGGTATTGCCAGACCGATGGAGTTCTTTAACTGATACTCAAAAAACTGAGTGGTCAGCATATCGTCAGGCTTTACGCGATCTTCCAAATAGCCTGCAAGACCCCAATGATATGTGGAATATTTGGCCTGATGAGCCTTCAAAATGAGTGAATCTTTTATTCATCAGCAATATTTTTCTGACCTTAGTGTCTGTGATGCTTTAATTTCCGAGCATAAAAACTCTACGTTTAAACACCCCGGACAGATTGGTAACGACGTTGTTGATCCAAATATTAAAGACAGTACAGATGTAATGCTGGGGAATGGGGAACTGTCTTTTAGATTTTTCTCGCAGCTACAAGAAGTAGTCAATAAGTACACAGAAAAATTTCCTTGGTGTAACGCATATGCCCCATGGGGAGTGTACGAGGGGGCACTTATTCAGCATTACTTACCTAATGGTGGGTTTAAAGTTTTTCATGCCGAACGGTCTGATGCGTCGAACCCTAAATGTATGCGGCATTTAGTGTTTATGACATACTTGAATGATGTAACTGACGAAGGCGGCACTGAGTTTGTTCACCAAAAGTTAATCACTCAGCCACGTAAAGGTTTGACGTTAATTTGGCCTGCTGATTGGACGCATACGCATCGTGGTATTGTTTCACCAACTCAAGAAAAATATATCATTACGGGTTGGTTTAGCTTTATACCCGAACAAGAAAAAGAAATGAGGATGCGGGCAGGCGTGACTGTTACCCCTGATTTAATTGCAGTGGAGTAACCATGCGAGATTGGGCTGAAGCATTCATTGCGGCAGCCTGTATGGTTGCCTTCGTCATCTTTGGCACGTACATAATTGCTTGGACTTTAGTGTGATTCCAATTGATCCCATAGCAGCACTGGATGGGTTGCAAAATGCCATCAGCATGGTCAAAAAGGCCAGCAAGGTTGCCAATGATTTAGGCGGTCTTGCCCCGATGATCGGCAAGATGTTTGATGCTAGGAGCACCGCTACCAAGGCGATGATTGAGGCCAAGCGTTCTAAGAAGGGTTCCAACATGGGAACCGCGCTACAGATTGAGATGGTGCTTGAGCAAGCCAGAGCGTTTGAGGAAGAGTTAAAACTGCTCTTTATGACTACTGGCAAGATGGACGTGTGGCAGAAGATCAAAGCACGGCAAGCCGCGATGGACTTGGCAGATGCCAAAGAGATGAAGGCGCTACGGTTTGAAGAGAAGAAGCAAAAAGAAGCCGAGGAAGAACAGACGGTTTACCTAGTAGCTGGATTGGCAGTTGTTTTTCTTGTAACGCTAATTGCTTTTGGCTTTACTGAGTTGCAAAATATGTGCGGCAAAGCAGGATGTGGGCGGTGAATGAGTACCAAAAGCAATTTGACCTCTTCCTTAAAGTCTTTGTGCGGTTGTGCATTGCGTGGTGGGTGCTTGGGTTTTTACAGTTCCTGCCTGATAACTTGTCGGACAAGATTGTGAACAAACTACTTGGAATGATTGGACTAGGATGAGTGACGAAAAGCCAGCAGACATACTAAGCAAGGTGCTGTCCTATGTGGATAGCCCGTTTAAACTGTTCGCGCTGATACTCATGGCGGTGTTTGCGTTCTCTGGATACTTTGTTTGGCAGAACCAAGAACTATTGATGGGTGCGTACAAAGAGTCTAAGAAGATGCCAAGCATTGTTGAGGACAGGGTAGAAGATGCCGCCGCTCACTTATTCAAAACCACCAACGCTACCATTGTTGCTGTGTTCAAAGTCAACCCCATGTTTGGAACCAGAGTACTGTACCGCGCTTACACCAAAGAAGGCCGAGACAAAACCAATGACGGGCTTGATGTGGGCCTGTTTACCCAGAACGCAGCCAACAATGCCGATGTGATTAAGCTGATGGCTAGTGAGATACCTTGCGGAGAATACCGTTCAGCGCAGTCCGAGATGGGTTTGTGGTACATCGCCAAGGGGGTTGTCTACACTTGCCGGATTAGCATTCCACCTGACCCAAACAGATTTGTAGGCCAGATTACTGTGGGTTGGGATAGTGAACCAGCCGACATTCAAGTAACGAGAACCATGATGGATATTGCAGCCACCATGCTTTCAAGGAGTAAACAGTAATGGCGCAGTTTGAACCAGCCTTTGAGCAAATGATGCAGGACGAGGGCGGTTACGTCCTCCATGAAGTTCCCGGCGACACGGGTGGCATGACCTATGCAGGAATTGCCCGTAACAAGAACCCTCAGTGGAATGGCTGGGCGCTTGTGGATAAGAAAGAGTTTGGTGGCTCCCTGACACCTATGGTGCGTGAATTCTACCGAGTTGAGTTCTGGGACAAGATGCGTGGTAACGAGATCAGCAACCAAGAGGTAGCCAACACCATATTTAATTTTGGTGTAAACGCAGGGCTAGGCATGGCTGTAAAACTGGCTCAGTTGATCGTTGGGTCTACCCCTGACGGCGGCATTGGTGCAAAGACTATTGAGAAACTCAACCAAGTTACTGATGGGCAGCGGTTCAAAGAATCCTACGCTTTGGCAAAGATTGCCCGCTACGTTGAGATATGCAACAAGAACCCCGTGCAGGTTAAGTTTCTTAAAGGTTGGCTAAACCGCACACTGAAAGGTTTGAAATGAGCTTGCTTGCCGTTGGATCAATCATTGAAGCCGTGGGCAAGGTTGCAGGCGACCTGATTACCACTGACAAAGAAAAAATGGAAATGGAGATCGAGCAACGTAAGCTTGATCTTGAAGAGAAGCGCATTGACCAAGCCACAGACTTAGCGCAGATTGAAGTTAACAAGATTGAAGCTGCGTCATCTAGCGTGTTTGTTTCGGGCTGGAGGCCAGCCATCGGTTGGATTGGTGTGGCGGCTATGGGCTATCAGTTCCTGCTCTATCCGCTGTTTCAATGGTGCTGGAAATACTTGCAAGCTATGGGTTGGGTTTCAGTGGGCATGGATCCTCCTCCGGTACTAGACGCAGACCAGCTTTGGGTGATATTATCAGGCATCTTGGGCATTGCCGGTATGCGTTCTTTTGAGAAGACCAAAGGCGTTGCCAGTAAATAAAGGTCGCCGATGCCATTACAAAAAATACTGTTCAAACCCGGCGTGAATAAAGAAAACACGCGGTACACAACCGAGGGCGGTTGGTACGAGGGTGACAAAATCCGTTTTCGTCAAGGTAATCCAGAAGCTATTGGTGGCTGGACACGTATATCACCCAACTTCTTTCTTGGCGTGTGCCGTTCTTTATGGAATTGGATTACGCTTGGTGGCGCTAACTTAATGGGTGTTGGTACAAACGTTAAGTTTTACATTGAAAACGGTGGCGGATACAACGACATAACGCCTATCCGTACAACAGTCACAATCAATAACAATCCATTTGCTCTAACGGCTTCAACTACGGTTACTGTTACTGACACTGCGCATGGCGCGACTACTGGCTCGTTTGTTACTTTTAGTGGTGCAGTTGATATTGGCGGTGGTGGTACAAACGTTACGGCGGCAGTACTTAATCAAGAGTTCCAACTTACAGTTTTAACAGCTAATACCTACACAATTGTTATTTCGGTAGTTCCTAATGCTACGGCTCTTGGCGCTACCCCCGGTGGTGGGGCTGCCGTTGTAGCAGCGTATCAACTTAATGCTGGCCCAGAGTTTCAAATACCTTTGACTGGTTGGGGCGCTGGTGCTTGGGGCGCTGGCCCTTGGGGTATTGGTACTCCCGATTCTTTATCCTTACAGTTATGGAACCAGATTAACTACGGGCAGGACTTACTATTTGGGCCCCGTAGTGGTGGTATTTATTACTGGAATGCAAACACTACGTTAACTACACGAGGTGTATTACTAAGCTCTCTTGGTGGTAGTGTTACGTTTACTAATGCTTCACCAACTGTTGTAACAGCTACTACTGTATTTACTGAAGGCGCGGCGCTTCAATTTGCGGCAACTACTTCTATGCCAATAGGCGTTGCAGCTAATACTACATACTACGCTACCAATGTTAATGGGTTAACTTTTAACATTGCTGATTCTGCTGGTACTTTAATTAACACAACTAGTACAGGTACAGGCGTATATATCTCTTTAATTGTTGATGTACCAACAACGGTTAACACTTTTACCGTGTCCGATACTTCTAGGTTTGTTATAGCGTTTGGCTGTAATGATTACGGTAGTGCTACGCTTAATCCAATGTTAATTCGTTGGTCTAATCAAGACGATCTATACAACTGGACGCCTAGCATTACAAACCAAGCTGGTAGTCTTACGGTGTCTCACGGTTCCGAAATTATTACAACAATACAGACCCGCCAAGAGATTGTGGTGTTTACTGATTCTGCGGTTTATTCGTTGCAGTATCTTGGCCCCCCGTTTGTATGGGCTACACAAATTTTAGGTGACAACGTTTCTATCATAGGTGCTAACGCAGCGGTTATTGCCTCTGGCATTATTTACTGGATGGGCGTTGACAAGTTCTATGTATATGATGGTCGTGTACAGACGCTTAACTGTGACCTGCGCCGTTACATATTTAATGACTTTAATGCAGCCCAGAACGAGCAAGTGTTTGCAGGGACTAATGAGGGCTTCAATGAAGTCTGGTGGTTCTACTGTTCTGCAAACAGTACCCAAATTGACAAGTATGTCATCTACAACTATATAGAACGGGCTTGGTCTTACGGCACAATGGCCCGCACTGCTTGGATTGATTCGGGTTTACGCTCGTACCCTGTAGCTGCGACGTTAGTTAATAATTTAGTCAACCATGAAGATGGCATTGATGACAATACAACTGAAGTAACTGCCGCTATCAATGCGTATATCTCTTCCTCTGAGTTTGACATTGGTGATGGACACAACTTTGGTTTTGTATGGCGCGTGCTTCCAGATTTAACGTTTGCTGATTCCGTAAATTCTGAGTCTGGAGCAGAGCCGCAAGTGACTATGACTCTTTACGGGCTGACTAACTCCGGCTCAGGTTCTACAAGTAATGCTGGTGCGCCCGTAGCAAGTAGTTCTACGTATGTTATTACTGAAGAATTTACAGGGCAGATATACACTCGCATGCGCGGTCGTCAGATGATCTTTAAGATTGAGTCCAATCAAATAGGAACAACGTGGCAGTTAGGTGCGCCGCGTATTGACATCCGTCAAGACGGTAGGAGATAACATGTCCCAGACCAATGTAACCCCACCCAGTCTACCCCTTGCTCCAGAACAGTACGACAGGCAGTACATGGACAAGCTGAACAATGCGTTACGCCTCTTTTTTAATCAGACTAGTACACCGGGGCCTTTGGCTGCGGCAAGTTTGAACTTCAACATAAACACACTGCCTACTGAAGCAGACCTGCCAAATCTGAGGATTGGCGATGTGTACCGAGACACACAAGACGGCGTGCAAGTAAACAGTCAAATGCTTCGCATAAAGACTTCATTATGATACTATTAACTAGCCTTAACCAAGAGTAACAATATGGACTTAGAAGCTATTAGTGTAAACCCTAAATACAAGAAGATCGACCCCGACTATGTTGAATTTGTCGAGGCTGATGATATTTGGGTCCGCGCTTACTCTATTGCAAAGGCTAAGACAATCATATCCCAACATGTCCATACACATGATCACATTACGTTGGTTTCACGTGGAACAGTTGAGGCTTGGCAAGATGGTGAATGGTTTGGGGAATTTAGCGCCCCTGCTATGATTAAAATCCTTGCAGGGAAGAAACATGCGTTTCGTGCATTAACAGATGATGTTGCTCTGTGCTGTTTACATAACCTTCGCGGCACAGGACTAGAGTCGCCAGAAATTAAGGAGTTTTAATATGCCAATTGCAGCCATATTTGCTGAAGAAGCCGCTCTTGCTCTAGCGTCTGAGCTCGCCCCGTATGCAGCTGGTGAAGCTGCCCTAGCTGCGAGTTCACTCCTTGGTGCAGAAGCTCTTATGGGGCTTGGCGCTGAAGCGTTAGGTGCGGGGGCAGTTGGTGGAGCAGAAGCTGCTCTTGCTGCAGATGCTATGGCTGCTAACGCTGCGGCTGGCGGTGCTGGTGCTGGCGCTTCTGGTATTAATGCGGCTCAAGTTGCTGCTCAACAAGATGCCGCAATGCAGATAGCCAACCGTGGTATTACTAGTATTGCTGACCCCAATTTTGTTGCCCCCGTAACTGCTTCAACACCTCCTGTTCCTGCTGCCCCCGCTTTTTCTCCTCCTCCTCCTGCGCCTGTTATTGCCCCCGCACCTGCGCCCACACCGTATCAACCATTAGGATTAACTAACAATCCAGCAAACGCGCCGTTTCCAGAGTATTTTGGTTCACAAACTGCTGTAAATACACCTCCTATGGGGCTTGAAATGCCTGGCGCTTATGTGCCTACGCCACCTTCTGCTCTTGAAGCAGGTATGGACAAAGCTATAAAGTTTGCTAAAGCTAACCCATTTACTGCAATGACGGGCGCATACATGGGCGCTAATGCTCTAGGTCTTTTACAGCCATCTGGCGCTACGTTTAACGATAAGCCTTACGACGGTCCTTTGTCTCGTTATCGTTTGTCTGAAAACTTTCAAGGCCGTACTGCTAACCCGCTTGATTTTCAGTACGCGCCTCGCTATGCGGCGGGCGGCATTATGGGCGCTGGCTCTTACGATATTCCTGTGGGATACGATGAAGGCGGCCCTGTGTTGTCGTTACCTCCACGAGTTACTCGTAGTTCAGACGCGTTTAGAGTGCCCGGCGCTGCTTATGATCCCGCGCAAGTAGCATCGGCAGATGCGTACAACGACATTTTGCGTAATCGTGTATATGCTGATAATAGAAGCGGTAGAGCCGATGATCCTATGTATGGCGTGGCTGATGCGCGACAGTTAGAAACAACGGCCAATTCCACTGTACGCGGTTTTGATCCTACCCTTGCTAAAAGAGAGTTATTAAAACGCTCTAATGAAGGCGAGTACGCCGTACCCGGCTTTGGTGACCTTGGTCAGTTTGCAGGTTCTTTTGATCCTGCCAATGTGCCTATGGGCGACAACAGATATTCCCCAGTTGATCAAGCCAGAATGGTAGCTAGAGATACTGCAATAGTTCAAGGCACTGCCCCATTTATGCCTAGAGATGGTGGTCGTGCGGCGAGGGCAGATCTTGCTTCAGATTCAGATGCAGGGCGATACGCAGTTCCTGGCCTTGGTGATCTAGGTCAGTTTGCTGGCGGTAGCGGTGGTGGCGGTAGTGCTAAACCGGGTTTTGACGAACAAGGTAACGCTACCATGGCTTTTGCAAGAGGTGGCAGCCTCTCTGACTCCATTGCCAGCTATCAAAAGATGTTAGGCGGTCAGCAACAAGCAGCTCCCGCAAGGTCTGCTGACGTAGGTATCTACTACGACCAAGATCCCGATACCCGCTATCAAGATGCGCTGACTGCTGCGCAGATTCGTCAAGCCAAAGTTAACCAACGCGCTTACGTGTCTCCCCCTGCCGCTAAGCGTCCTACGCCTATGGGCAAATTAAATTTACCTACAAGCGCCAAGAGTAAGGGTGACGTTGAAGCTGCAAGTGGCGGCATCATGCAATCAAGTTTGGGTGGTTATGCTGCTGGCGGAAACCCACGACTGCTCAAGGGCCCCGGCGATGGTATGTCGGACAACATTCCTGCAACTATTAACAGACGCCAACCTGCTCGACTTGCGGATGGCGAATTTGTAATCCCAGCAGATGTGGTGTCACATCTGGGTAACGGCTCTACAGAAGCTGGCGCTAAACAACTTCATGCAATGATGGACAAGGTACGCAAGGCGCGTACTGGTAACCCTAAACAGGGCAAGCAGATTAACGCTAGAAAATACATGCCTAAATAAACATGCCCTTTTACCAAATCAGCCCTAATGAGTTACCACAAGTATGGCCTATTGCCGCACCCCTTTTGCAAAAAGCAATTGATCTTGACCCTAATGAAATAACTATTGAACAGGTTGAGTATGCGGTACGTACAGGACGTACTTACTTGGTAGTGTGGGATGAGCCGGGAGAAGGCATAACAGGTGCGGCGGCAGTAGACTTTATTGACTACCCGCGTGAAAGAATTGGACACGGTAACTTAATGGGTGGCAAAGGAATTATGCGCCCACATGTTATTGAAGAGATGTATAAATGGATGAAACTCCATGGGGCCACAAAAGCGCAGGTGTGGGCTAGGGGTTCTTTGGTTAATATGTACGAGAAGTTTGGGTTAGAAGTCACCCATCAAGTAATGAGGATTAAATTATGATCGTCCCTAGCAAATTTTACGGCTATAACAAAGACGGTACTCGTAATCTATTTATGGGTGGCGGTGGCGGCGGCCCAACTCAAACTACATCGACTGTTCAAAACACAAACATTCCCTCATATGCTCAGCCATACGTTGAGTCGATGCTTGGCGCAACTCAAAAGCAGTTGTTTAATACTCAAGAAGTAGGTGGTACTCCTGCGGTTGCGGCAACTTACGACGATCAAGGAAATCAACTTACAGCCGGTAGTGCGGCTGTTCCCGGATATACAGAACTTACGGGCTTTAAACCATATCAAGCGTACGGCGGTACGTACGACGCCCAAGGCAATCAGATCTCTTATGATCCTAGTAAAGCAATAGCAGGTTTTTCTCCCATGCAAACAGCGGCCCAACGCGGCATTGCTGGCATGCAACTACCTACAGAACAATACAGAATGGCTCAGCTTGGCGCTGAAGCTGCTGGTAGAGGCGGTCTAAGTTCTGCTGAAGCTGCTCTTGGTTATGGCGCGCAGGGCGCTGCGGCTGGTCAAGCAGGTCAAGCGTTTGGATTGAAGTCCGCTGCAGAAACGCAAGCGTTAGCAAAGCAGCAAGCTGGTTTAGCTAATATGTACGGCGCTCAAGGTGCTGCGGCTGGCCAACGGGGGCAAGAATTAGGTATTGCTGGAGGCGCACAATATGGCGGTATGGGCGCTGGCTACGGACAGCAGGCCGCAGGTTTGGCTACCCCTGCTATGGGCTATGGAACAACAGGCGCTGGGTATGGTGAACAAGCCGCGCAGTTAGCTAATACAGCTTTAGGTTATGGACAAGGCGCTGCTGATATTGGTCAGATGGCTCTTCGCGCCCAAGGCATGGGTGAAGGTATTGCTGGTCAGTCTCAAGCTTTAGCTCGTCAACAAGCTGGCGCTGGAGCGCAATATGCGCAAATGGCAACTGACCCCCGTGTAACTCAAGCGCTGATGAGCCCTTACACACAAAATGTATTAGATGTCCAAAACAGAGAGATGCAGCGCCAAGCTGATATTGCAGGTAATGTGCGCGGTGCGCAAGCCGCTCGGTCAGGTGCGTTTGGTGGATCACGTCAGGCTATTGAGAACGCCGAAGCTCAGCGTAATCTAGCCACAATGAAGAACGCTAATACCGCGCAGGCGCTTCAACAAGCTTATCAACAGGCACAAGCTCAACAGCAGTTTGGCGCTAACCTTAATCTTCAAGGGCTGTCTAGCGCTCAGCAAGGTTTGGGCACTGCATTGCAAGGTGGTCAGTTAGGTTTGTCTGGTCTTGGTACAGCATTGCAAGGTCAACAAGGTGCGTTGGCTGGTGTTGGTCAAGCTGGTGCAATGTATGGCCTCGGCATGCAGGGTGCTCAGACAGGATTGCAAGGTGTCAATGCCGCTAATCAAGCATATCAGACCGGCATTCAAGGTGCTGGCATGGGCTTGCAAGGTATTGATCGTCAGTTGGCTGGTACGGCTCAAGGTATGCAAGGCGCTGGTATGGGACTACAAGGTGTTGGCGCGGCTACAAATGCTGGTCAACTTGGAGTTCAGGGCGCACAGCTCGGATTACAAGGCACTGCTCAAGGTATGCAGGGCGCTGGTATGGGCTTGCAGGGGGTACAAGGCGCACAGGCTGGTTACGGACTAACTAACCAATCTGCGGCTAACCTTACTAGTATGCTTGGTCAACAACAGGCTAACCAACTTGGTATCTATGGCGCGCAAGGCACGGCAGGCGCGCAACAGCAGGCTCTGGAGCAAGCCAAGATTAATCAGTCTATGCTTGACTACGCCAATGCCCAGCAATACCCACTCATGCAGTTGGGCACAATGTCTAACATGCTTCGTGGTCTGCCAATGCAAGCGTCTACGACGAATCAGTACGCTGCGTCGCCTAACCCACTATCTACGGCAGTTGGAACGATTGGTGCGGGTGCATCTATATATAATGCTATGGCTCCTCGCGGCGCTGCTGGTGGTGAAGTTAAAGGCTACGCCAAAGGCGGCATCATGTCTTATGACATGGGCGGTGAAGTTGAAGAGCAGCTTGAGAGTATGGACGAGAAAGGTTTGGCAACACAAGCTAAAGAATCTTCTAGCCCATCTATTCGTAAAATGGCGCAACGTCTGCTTCGTGAGCGTCAGATGGGTAATAAGCCACAAGGCACGGGTCCTATGGGTGTGCAGTATCAAGCTGCTCAACCTCAGATGCCTAGCTATGCTCCCGGCGGTATTGTTGCTTTTGCTACAGGCGGCGGCGCTAACGAAGAAGGCGGCGAGGACGAAGCCAAGATTGGTATGCAAGAACGTCTTGCTATGCCTCCTTCGACAACTCCCCCTCCCGGCGGTATCATGGGCGCAACTGCTCAACCAGCAACGCCTGTCCCTGTTGTTCCTCAAGCTGGGCGTGCCATGCAGCAAGCGCCTGATATACCTGCCTTTATGAAAGCTGAGTACGCGGATGCAGAGAAGCGTATGAATGCTCCGCTGTCTACTTTTATGGCAGAGCGTCAAGCAGCAATGCGTGAAGCTGGTGTAGCAGACGCATCGGAAGGTCAACAGAAACAACGTGCTGAGATGATGGCTGAAAAAGCTAATATGGCTGATGAAAAAGATCGCCAAAAATACATGCGTTTAGCTGAGTTCTTTGCATCGTGGGGATCAACTCCCGGCCCAGTACTTGTTGCTGGCTTGAACGCGCTACAGAAAACTGTGCCTAACATCGTTGCTGATGAGAGAGAACAGAAGAAAGCGCGCCGTGAGATTGACAAGTCTATCGCTGATTTGGATAACGCTACACGCCTTGAGAAGCGCGGTGAAGTTGATGCAGCTATGGCGCTTAAACTCAAAGCCGCTGAAGATATGAAGGCTCTAAACATTAAGTTTATTGACTATCAATCACGTCGTGAGAGCGATGCGTCTTCCGCTGCGGCTTCCAAGTATAGCGCTGATATGCAGTTCCGTAGTGAACAGCTACGGGCCAACACTTCCCGCCTTGACCGTCTAGCTAACCGCGAAACTGCAAACGATAGCAAGGCTTTTAGCCAATATCAAACTGCGGCAAATCAAGAACAGCGTGTGATTGCTAAGATTACTGATCAAATGAAACTACTTGTTCCAGATTACGAGACAGTTAAAACAATGGAAATGAACGCAAAGCAGAACGACGGCAAAATGAATCCTACGTTTGTGCCAGCTTATGAAGCGGCTAAGAAAAGAATTGCGGATCAAGAAGCGATTTGGAACAAGCAAAAGGAAGACGCGGCTAGAGATACTGATTTAGCATATAAACGAGTGCGCATTAACCCAGAAGCGCTTAAAGACTATACTAAGTCAAATGCTGCCCCCGCCCCTGCCCCTGCTCCCGCCGCTGCGCCTAGCGCAGGTCCAATTTCTGGTGAATTCTCTGCTCCAACAGCCGCGCATATCTCGGCTTTAAAAGCAAATCCTACACAGGCAGCGGCATTTGATGCTAAATTTGGGCCCGGCGCGGCAAATGAATATCTAGGGAAATAAGATGGCTAATTTTTTCGACCAGTTTGATACTGTTAGTGAAAAAGAAAAAGAGCCATCCGGAAACTTCTTTGATCAGTTTGATGTAAAGCCCAAAGAAGCGCCTAAAACTACGGCTCCTGTCCCTGTGGAAGAAAAGGAGATGGTTCCGCTCTTGCGTCAAACTGCCGACATACCACTCAAGGTTGGCTCTGGCGTAGTAACTGGTGTCCGCATGGTTGCTGACGCCTTTGGCGCAGACAATGATGTAGGTAAAAACCTGCGTGGCGTAGAAGACTATATTGCTAGTCTGTATAGCGCACAGTCTAAAAAGGACAGCAAAGAAATCGCCCGCATCATGAAAGATGCAGAAGATAAGGGCGTTCTTGATCAAGTCGTAGCTGGAGCCAAAGCGTTCTCCGTTGCCCCTGTAGATATGCTTGCCAATGCGCTTGGTACTAGCGCTCCCGCTATTGCCGCAGGTTTGGCGGCTACTCTTGCTAGCGCCCCTGCTTTAGTTGGTTTAGGTGTTAGTGCTTTGACGGGTGCAGTAATGGGTGCGGGTACTGTCAAGGGGGCTATTTACGAAGCTACCAAACAAGCACTTGCAGAAAATACAAACATGTCTCCCAAGGAGATTGAAGCTCGCGCAGTTCTTGCGCAAGAGTATCGCGGCCAAAACTTAGACCAAATCTTGATGGGCTCTGCTCTGGGTACTGTTGGTGCTTCGACCGGCGTTGAACCAGCCCTTGCTCGTCAGCTTGCTAAAGGCATTGCAACTAAAGAAGCTACCAAAGCGGCTGTCAAACAAAGCGCTGCAAGGGAAACTGCCCTTGCCGCTGAACGTGGCGTGATAAAGCAAGGCGCTATCACCGCTGGTAAAGAGCTTGCTACTGAATTCCCTCAAGGTGCTCAAGAACAGTTAGCACAAAATATTGCACTGCAGCGTGAAGGGCTTGATGTTCCTACGATGCGTGGTGTGGTAGGCCAAGGTACGTTAGAAGGTCTTGCTGGTCTTGGCATGGGCGCTGCAACAGGTGGACGCGAAGCGGCTAAAGCTAGGCGTGAGTTGGCTGAAGATGCTACTAGAGGTGGCAACATTGCTGGTCAGTTCACCACTGACAAAGAAGAAGCACAACGTGCTGGCGTAGGCTTCAGTCAAGAGAGTGCTGATCTATTGATGCCCGCTTCTGATGCGGCAGGTAAGCCTCTTGTTGCTGACGTTGCTGCTCCTGAAGTTACTGAGACTCCCGCTCCCGCCGCTGAGACTAAGAAAGCTAAAACATCAGGCGTAGCTTTAGACACTATTGAGGACGCGGCTGATTACATAGAAGCGTTGGATGCTGGCACTCAAAAGCCGAACACAATGCAAGTAAACAAGCTAATGAATAAGCTTGGAATTACTCCTCCAGAAAAAGGAGAGGGTTATTTGAGTCGCTCAGTTGCGGCAGTGAAAGCGCATCTTGGACAACAAGGAGCACCTGATGCTACAGGAATTGACACACAAGCAGGTGGAGCAGGCCCTGGAGTGGCTGCACTCACCGACCAAAGCCAGACCGCCACAGGAGCTACTGGATCTGAATCCCGTGGAGTGGTATCTACTAGAACAGATGCTAGGCCAGATTTGGATGGAGCAAAGCAACAGCCCCCTGCACTAAATGCCGGAGCGCAAAGCGTAATCATTGATAACCTTAATCAAGGTTCTACTGTCGAGCAAGTTCTTTCGTTGTTCCCTGCTTCATCTGGGCTAGCTAATGAAGTCTTTACGTTTGCGACTACATATGAGCTTGCTTCTGAAAGACTTAAGACAGGTAATTCATTTGTAAACGTTGTAGAGGAGTTTGGCGACGGACCAGCTACGCTTGCAGCTATTAAAAATTTTGCACTTCAAGGAACCACAAGTGGCGCTACGACCTCTCAAGCCAAGCAAACAAAAACGCAAAGACAAGAAGCACCCGCAGCCGGAACAGTAAGCCTTGGCGATCTATCGCCTGATCTTCAAGACCAAATATTGACTCGTCAAAATGATATCTACGAGTTAGAAGCTGATGGCGCGCCTCAAAATAAAATTGCTGCGGCTTATAAAGGCCTCAACATTTTAGAAGAAAGCCTTGGCTTAGAGCTGACTAAACCTTCTACGCTTAGCGCCAAGAGAGACACTAGATTTACCGACGCTGTAAAAAGAATTAGAGGTGAAGGCAAAGAAGTTGGCGCGGTTGAGCAAGACCTAACCCCTGCATATCAAGGCGAAGATCTAGAAGGGGCAATGAAGCTTGGCGAAAAGTACGAGAGCGAAGCCGAAGCAGAACGTGATCGCGCATATAAAGAGTCTCTTGACAAAGGTGAAGCTACATATCGCGCTGAGCAAGATCGAAAATTGACGAAAGACGAAGAAGCTCTTGGGTTAGAGCCAACAAAGTCTGGTTCTATTTCTCAAGAAAACCGAGACAACTACGACAAAGTGCGGGAAGAATTTCCTGATTTACCAGAGTGGCGCAAGTTAGATTCAGTAGACAAAGACGTCTACTTTGAGAATATTCGCTACGGCAACATACCGGAGCATCGTCAAGCCGCGCAAGCTTTGATTGCTTATTTAAAAGAAACAGGTGGCCGGGATAAAGGTTACGGGCAAGGCACTACAAGTGCTGGTGACCAGCGAGCAATTAAAAACTACGAAGATAATCGAGCCGCTGCTTCTAAGTTGTTTAACGTTCAGTTCCCACGTTGGGGTGATTTATCACAAGACGCAAAAGACATATTTCTTGGTGAGTTAGGCAAAGGCACGGGCCGCACAATGAATCTTGCTGGTGCGCAGCAAGACATGGCGTTTGCAAAAGCTGGTGAGGCTCTGAAGATAGAACAGAGCGAAGCGTCTAGCGTGCAGAAACAAAGAGAACTTGACAACATTAAGAAGCGCCAAGAAGAAGTCCAAAAAGAAGCTGAGAAAAATAAGGCTGAACTTGATAAGTTGCGTTCTGACTTTAATCGTCTTGTAGCGTCTGGCGTGCCTGGCACATACCTGCCTAGCAACATAATCCAGATGATCAGGGGCAACAACCTACAAGGCGTCTTGCAGTTCCTGAGAGACAAGTACGAAGTAAACTCTGCAAGAGACAAGATATTTAAATCAGTTGCGCAGGCGTTATTCCAGATGAAGCTGGACACAAAGATTTTCTACGCTGATTCTTTGTCCAACGGTGACTTAGCGCAGTACGATCCTGTTTCAGATACTATTTATGTCACAGCACAAGGCATGACTGCCTCTACCGTGCTGCATGAAATTGTCCATGCTGCGACGGCTAAGATTGTTAATCTTTATACCACTCGACAGTTTAAGCAGTTGACTGAAGCGCAGATTAGGGCTGTTGAGCACCTTAATGATTTGATGTATGAGACTGCTGGAAGACTCGCTGATAAACATCCTGAAGCTTATGAAGTTGTAGGCAAAGACTCTGAAGGTAACCCTCGCTACAGTTTGATGGAATTTTTAGCCTATGCGTTGACTAAAGATACGTTGCAGATTGATTTGGCTTTGCTCCAGCCTAAAAAATCAACCGCAATGGAAAGACTGTTATTACCCAAAGGAGCGGTGGTTACAAACCTCCCAGAGTCAAAGAGTATGTGGTCCGAGTTTGCTCGAACTATTGCAGAAATTATTGGCCTGAGTAAAGTTTACTTCCGCAAAAATAAAGTGCGTGAAGACGCGCCATACAACTACCTGCTGGAAATTTCTTCATCGTTCAATGAAATTCTTGCTAAACCCACAGAGCCAATCTTCTTAAGCCGTCTTTCTGCAAAGAAGGCCGCCCCTACGCCTACGCCTCTTACAGCGCCAAAAGAACCAGAGTTTCGTGAGTCTGGGTTGACTAACAAAGATGATTCATACAACCCAAGTAAGAGAGAAAGTCCAACTGCTAACCGTGAAGCGTTTTATAAAATGTTTACTACGCGTGAAGGCTGGAGAAACATTACGCGTAAAGTGCAGGACAAGAGCTATGCGTCACGCAGTTTGTTTAACAAGCTTGATAGAGCGAAAAAAATTAACCGTGACATGTCTGGCAAATTCAATAACTTTGAAGAGCAAGGTGATTTATCTACAGGCGAAGCACGTCAGTTTTTGACTGATTACTTGCAAGAACCTTTAGATAACGTTCGTCAGGCTTTTCAAGAGTGGATTAAATTAACTGATATGAAGACCGATCAAGCGCTAAATCAGTTTCATAGAATTGTTGAAATGTTCCACGAGCCAGAACGTCGTAACGCTAAATGGGTTACTTCCGTGCCTCTGAGCACGGTTAAGAATCTAATTCACAATGGCAAACCTATTAGCGCTGCTGAACGTCGTATAGCTATTCTTGGTGATCAACGTACCGGCGCTGCTGGTCTCATTCATAAAGTTGATTTAACTCAACAACAAAGGCAAGCGCTTTGGCAGGAGCTATCTACCCTTGCTAAAGCGCCAAAAGACGGCGGGCATGCCGATCCATTAGGTGATAGCCCACGCATCACCGAAAAGATGCGCAAACGTTTTGAAAAGCCTGGATCTACTTATAAAGGCATTGACATCAATAAAGACGCGCCTATTTATAACGTGCTTGGTATTGAACAGGCGACTGTAGATAAACGTATGGCTGATTACATGGATAAAAGCCCTGAAGAACGCGCAGCCATTGAAAAGATTCTTACTGAATCTAAAGTATTAAGTAGCGCTACGGCTGAGCTAAATAAAATTGGCAACTACTGGTCATCGCCCGTGTCTAATTTGGTGGGCATGTACGACTACCAATACTATATGCCGTTCAAAGGTTTGTCTAAGCACAGCCAAAGTGATGAATTAATTGATCCTGATAGCCACGGTAAAGAGATGCAAGAGGTAGAACATTCAGCAGATGGCCGATTTAAGACATCTGACAACCCCATCTTGCAATTGATTAACGACGCATACAGATCTGCGGGGCGTGCGGGTCGTCGTAACTATACGCAGTCAATTAAGAATGCTGTTGAAGACGGTTCTATCCCCGGCAAAGTGGTTAAGAATATTAAGTTTGAAGAGCGCAACACTATTGACATGAATCAATTTAAGGGTGGAGCAAACATATTCCACTACAACTCTGACGGTTCTATTGATGTCATTCGTATTAGCAATCCAAAGATTTTAAACGCGTTGCGTTACACATTCCGTGACGCAAATCCTCTGTTGGATTATGCTAACGCTATAACAGGATTCTTTGGCGCAATGCACACGCGCTACAACTACAACTTTGCGCCGCTTAACTTTGTGCGTGATACGTTGACTAACGCATGGACTATTGGCGCTAGCCGACAGATGGGTCCTATAGCTGCCGCGCAGTATTTAGGTTCTGTCAGTGCGCAAATAGTTAAAAATGGTTTAGGTAAGGCGATGCATGTTGCGTTGCTAGAAGAAAAAGGCGATGCGGCAAGTAAGAAGATGTTGCTCGATGCCGCTCAAGACCCGTTTGTAAGAGACATGCTTGAGTACCTTCGTTTTGGTGGCAAGACAACATACTTGCAAGGCTTCTCTTTAAAGTCAAACCTTGAGCAGCTTAGCAAGAATACTATTGGGCGTTCACGTATTGTTACCAACCTAGAAGATGCAGGTAAGTTAATTGATACTTGGAACAACATGTTCGAGTTCACAGGCCGCACTGCTGCGTACACCATTTATAAAGACAGGGCTTTGGCTAAGAACATTAAAGAAGGCATGTCTAACACAAAGGGACCGCAAGGGCAGATGTCTCCCGCAGAGCGGGCTGCCGCAGTAGAAGCCGCAGCGTTTGTAAAAAATCTTGCTAACTTTGAAAAGGTTGGCGAGATAGGGCGTGAGTTAGGCGCTGCGTACATGTTTATTCGCCCTGCCGCCACTGGCGCTGTGCGTGCAATTGAAGCCGTAATGCCCGCTTTTACTTCAGAGAAGATAGAGCTAAATGACCTACCTCCACAGATTGCTAATGATCCCGCAGCTAAAGCCGCATACATAGAGAACTTTAAAACAGATCGTATGTACGCGCAGATCATGGTTGGCGCGCTAACGGCTGCTGGTATGGGTCTTTACTTCTTGTCTATGCTGGGCGCACCAGACGATGAATGGGGCCGTAACAATACCAAGACTGACAATATGGAACAGTGGACTCGCTTTGCGCGTTTCCATATTCCAAACAATGTGTCACAGCAACTTGGCCTTGGTAAAGACTTAGTGTTCCAGATCCCTTGGGGCTTTGGTCTAGGAGCGTTTGCTGCAACGGGTGCGCAGTTTGCTGGTATGCTTTCTGGCAACGTATCTATTAAAGAGGGCCTCGGTAATATTGCGGGGACAATCCTATTGGATTCGTTCTTGCCTTTGCCGATATCTAAAATTCCAATTACAGAGTCACCTCGGAATTGGCTTATAGATTCAATTACGCCTAGCGTTTTTAGACCTTTAGTTGAGTTCTCCATGAACATGAACGGCATTGGGCAAACTATTAATAGCGCTTCTCAGCGCCGTATGGGCGATGCATTTACTGGTAGTGACCGTATCCCAGAAATTTACAAAGACGCAGCAAAGTGGTGGTTTAGGACAACAGATGGTGAAGGCCTTTTAGGTGTACCCGGTGACCTTAGCCCCAACAGTATCTATTTCTTAGCCAATAGCTACTTAGATGGTCTTTCTAAAATTGCTGAAATTACATACAACTGGGCCAATCTTGATAAAGGCGAAAAAGAGTTCACTCCTAAGTATGACCTACCACTGTTTGGCTCGTTCTTTGGCGCTAAGACCAACGTTGATTCACGTCAGTACGGCAAGGTGGAGAAGAAGATCAAAGAAATTGACCAGCGCCTTTATACTATGAAGAAGGATGACCCGGGGCAGTATGCGCTGTATGTGGCTAAGAATCCTTTGTATCCAAGTGTTGTTGATGCGTATCAGGCTAAGCAAGGTGAGTTAAATAAACTTCGAGAGAAGGCTACTGAGATTCGCATCATGAAATACATAAGCCCAAAAGACCGAGATCAAATATTAAAAACAATTACGCTTCAACAGAATATGCTTAAGTACCAAATGGTTGAGCAGTTCAAAGTTTTGGGTGTAGAGCCTTAACGAATGCGCCAAGCGCGGACTCCAAGGTGATTGTCTTTGTGCGTGACATAGCACTTAACTCTCACGTTGGCGCGCTTGGCTCCACTTTCTAGAGCGTAGATTATCTCGGCAGGGCGCAAGGTGGGGATGAAGAAACTCTCCCCCACCTCCATTACATCAAATGGAAAGATCCACTCAGGCTCTTTGATGTCACTCGGATTCATTGAACAAGTCGTTTGGAATCTCAGTCTTGAACCAATAGAGATATGCGGGATCGGTGCTGATCGCTGACTTCCATCCAGTAGTGAGTCGTCCCTTCTTGTCGTCTACAAGAATCTTTTTATCGCGCATATCAAACTCAAACTCACGGCTGCTGACTTTGCGCTCTGCCAAGAACTTCTTGAACTCAGTTTTAGATACTTGCAAGAGACCTTCTTCACTGACGATGCGCCCTACAAGCTGGCCCCTGGGCTCCATTGTGACCCTACCATCTTTAAGCACAAGGATGTTACCCATATTCTTATTGATGAAGTCGCCCAGCACAGATGGGTAATCGGTACGGTTAACCTTCACAACCTTCTCACGGATCTCAATCATCTTCAGAATTGTTTCGTGGTAGATGCGGTCAAGTTGCCAAGCAGTGATGTCAACTTGATTAGCCATGTCTGCGCCACCAAAATTAGTGCCGACCAAGTTTTTGTAGAACCGATACTCTGCGTAGTTGCCGAAGTCCGTTAAGAATTTCTCTTCCCACTTGGCGATGTTGTCCAGCACATAGTTGTCGCCTAGTTTCATGATGTGTTGAATGAACATCGGCCCTGCGTGACCGTAGTTGTATTTGAACGCATCAAAAATATGCTCGCCAAGCTTGGCGTCGTGATCCAATATTCTTGGACGGAAGACTTCAAACTCAATCAGACGTGCTGCTTCTCCATCAGGATTCATTTTGAGGGCTTCTAACTTGCCGTATAAACCGTGGTTAGATGTCAGCACTGCGGTTAATGACGCAGACATTTCATATTCCCGTTCAGCGTTGACTGAACCCTGCATACGAATCTTAGCTTTGCCGTGAGACACGTTGTGAATCAAGCCACCAATCTCTTCTGCCTTCATGTCGCCTACTTCGTCTAGCCCAAACATGACGCTATGCAAACCAAGGTAACGACCGGTCAGACCGTTATCAGTAGCCTTTACTACGCTCAAATCTTTTGGATGACCAAACACGCTAAGCCCTGCATACATCGCACCTGTCTTAGCGTTACCTGACTTGCCTGTCAAACTCATAATTACGCCAGACGTAGACGTGTAGCACATCAGCGGAGAACCAAAACCTGTCATTGCGGCAAAAGCATGAAGTTCAAACTGTGGCTTGTTTAGATAATCTATCGACTCACGCCAACGCGCAAAGGTTCCGTTCTGAGTAATGTGGCGTGATAGGCCACGAACAAATGGAGATGATGGGGCTTCAATAATTTCGCCAGTGCGGGTAATCTCTTTTCTGCCTATGACAAAGCTTCGGTTGTCCCATTCCTTGTCTGTGCGGTCTTGCGTCCAGCCCATCTGCATACGCATCTGTAGCGCCTTGTCAGTTGTCTGGAGATATTGTCCCCATTTGATGATGTAGTTCATAAGGTGTTGGTCGTGGTGTGAAGCGAAGAAAACTCCATTGCTGGACATGATTGCCTTAAGCGCTTCTTTGGCGTACACCTGCTTCATGGGCAGGAGAAATTCGCGTTCTCCGTCGAACGGGAGAATCGTACGCATCTGCAAGCATTCGCCATCGTGCGGGCTTACCATGCGTTTAATGGGAAACAAGTCGTGCGCCAAGATTAAGATAGGATCATCTTGATGTTTCTTGCCTTGCTTGTCTGTCTTAGGTGCTGGAACAAAATATATACCGCCATTCTGTCCACGCACAAATGGGGTCATGAAGTCTGGGAAATCAGGAACTTTTTGGGTATTCGGGACTTCCCAAACTGCGTCCTCTTTATTTGGCGCAGGGGCTGGTTTAAAGACTCTTGCGAGTTGAATTGGGGTTGTAATCTTCCCTCTGTGCTGGCATCCGTCGCAACGGCTTGGGTAGTTATCGATAAACCACTCACAGGTTCTCGGAGCAGGAAAGCGGCTGGCCTTGTCTTCTGTATCTTCATAGGTGTACTTTGGGTGTTCGTTGGAGAACTCATGGATGGCGGTCTTGCCATCATCACAAAACTTAGCGATGGATAAACCTGCAAACCACAGTGGTTCTTCTAAGGTCTTTGCGTTGTCGCACATAAATTTGATCTGTGCGCAACCACCTTCGTCATCGACACTCTTTTGCGCTAACACCTCAAATGATTTTGCAAAGTTGTCTAGCTTAAGAATTGCTTTAGTGTCTTCATCGATACCCTTGGGGATGCTTGCAAGAATATCTTCCGCTTCAATCTCTTCTTGTGTCTGTTGAACTACGGGTGCTGCTGGCGCAACGCCAAGGAAGTCTTTGAACTCGTCCCAGCTATAGACGTGAATCTCATCACTGACAACTGATGTTGGTTCTGGTGGATTAGTCTTGTAATTAAACGTCTCAGGTGCGCGCATGATACGTGCGGCATCTGCGGTAACCACTGGGTCAATAGATATATGCTGAAGGCATAGCGCTTTGAATTTCTCAGCGGCTAGCTTCCATTCATCTTTGGGGATGTCCTCATCCATGATCCAGTA